ATAAATGGTTAATCAACCAATCAGTTATAAATTTGTGAGCACCAAAGAATACATAGATGAATTTCCATGTGCCTATCGACAGTATTTGGCAGATGACAAACCGGGGAATATTCCTGGTTGTAATAAGATACATGGTTACAGTTTCAGTATAAAATTTTATTTTGGTACCAATTCACTAGATGCACGAAATTGGGTAGCTGATTATGGGGCACTGCGACCTCTCAAAGATTTTCTGAAAGATCTGTTTGATCATACCTTGTTGGTCAGTGAAACAGACCCTCATTTGGATTGGTATCAAGAAGCCATGCGCAGAGGAATCGCTAAACTTACCATTCTCCCCAAATTGGGATGTGAAGGACTGGCAGATATGCTTTACAAATATGTCAACGCTGTGTTCATACCCGAGCAATGGGGAAGTAACGAATCTGAAAGGATTTGGTGTTACAAAGTGTCTGTTCGAGAAACTCAATCAAACCTAGCATTTCGTGTTGGTCATAGAGAATGGGACGACGATTTATTTTCTTGAACATGTTTCACGGTGTTGACGTTTGTAGTTTCCAAACAAGTTGACCACAGTGAACGATGTAGAATTTCATTGATAGCTGCGGTCGAAAATACAGTTAACCAACATAGGAAAAATGAAAAATGTCTGATAGCAAGTTAGTAGAATCTGATCAAATGGCCACCGTTTACCAAGGTCGAGTGGCCAAAGAAGACGGCGAACTGGTGTTGGTATTTCCAGCCAGCATGCTGTTGGACCTTGGTTGGCAAGAAGGTGACAGTGTTGTCTGGGATATTCGACCAGACGCAGTGGTAGTCAAAAAGGTCAATGACTGAATAGGCCAAAATCGATATCTAATGTAGTGTGAATCAGCAACAGGATGAGACATACCATGTCAGTAACCAGCAATCCGTATATTACATTCAACATATCATCTGCCAACACTGGCTCATTTACAGTAAATGGAGGTTGGAGTCATAACACATCTATTGCTGGTCACAGTGGCCCCATAGTGAATCCCGGTGCAATAACTGTGGCAGGTGCAATGACCAGCGGTTTGAACAGTTCTATGCTGGGCAGTTATAATGTCAACAGCTGTCAGAACGGTTTAAGTATACCAATCGGCAACAATGTCAGATTAACCATTAGTCCAGACGGCCAAATAGAATGGTCTGGACCTGCAAGCAAGGCTGCAGAGCATTTTTTAACGTCTCTTGGACATGTGATCGATTGCAGCACGTCTGGCAAGCGTGCACTGGCCAAAAGTTATCGCCTTGCAATTGAACGCTGTTTGCGCCAGGCCAAACGCATGAGCCATGAAGACTTCATAGTCATGCTGGAGAAAGAAGTTGCCACAAGGCAGAGCAAGGCTGTGTGGATGACCCTGTGTGAGGACGAGGCTGTAGATGAATAATGACAGCAAACCATTTCTACTGCTATGGGATCATCTCAGCAGTGAAGACATGCAAGAACGAATAGACTGGTTGAGAAAAAATCTCACAGCAGGAATTGATTGGGGATTTTGTGCGAATCCCAAGATTTGCGTTCTGAAGACCAGTAATGCTAACCTGCTCTATCGCCTGCGTTGGTTTGAACCCGGACAACAGAAAGAAATTGATTGGCATCCTACATTTGAAAATAGTGACATTAATCGAAATGAGTGAACTACCGCGCAAAAACTTAATTCCTGCTGTGTGGTACAGGAATTTTCTAGTTTGACAATCTAGATGAACCGCAACACACTTAAAAAGTAGATTGAAAGAAATGACATGTTTGGACATAATTCTATAGTTGGGCAGTCTTATTTTAAAGACGCTGGAGATAACCTATTCGTAACAAGTATATTTGGAGTGACTCTGCAAGGCGAAGGTCCGTACCGAGGCGAGCCAGCAGTTTTTGTTAGACTGGCCAAATGTCAATTGGCCTGCAGTTTCTGTGATACCTTTTTTGATGACGGCGATTGGATGACAGTAGATCAAATTGATCAACGCATACAAACTGTGATTGAACAGTATTTTAATGGATCAATTCCACTATGGGCCAGTGAACTACCCAGTTCAGAGTTTCAGGCTGCTAAACCAAGAGATATGGTGTTGGTAGTCACAGGCGGCGAACCCATGCTGCAGAAAAACATCGGTCCATTTCTCAAGCATATGAGCAAGAAGTTTGTCAAGACTCAGATCGAAAGCAACGGATTGCTGGTTCAAGACATTCCGGAATCCACAACGCTGGTGGTAAGTCCAAAGTGCAATGAAAAGAACGGACAACCAACACAGTATCTTACACCAAATCCCAAGATGCTTGAACGTGCAAATTGTTTGAAGTTTGTAATGAATGCTGATCTCAATTCACCTTATGGGTCTGTTCCAATCTGGGCGCATGAGTGGCGCGACAAAACAGGTAACCCTGTGTTTGTCAGTCCAATGAATATCTACAATGAAGAACCGCAGAAAAGCAAGCGTCTGCGCGCTGAAAAGAATCAGATCTCACTTGAAGAACGCAGTACTGTAGATGAAGTGATTTCTTGGTGGACACCCGGACTGTTAAACATGGCAGAAAACCAACGCAATCACGAGTATGCTGCTAGATACGCTGTCAGCAATGGGTTTGTATTCAATATGCAACTGCATTTATTTGGTAATCTAGCCTAATGACATACTCGCTGTATCTTATATCAAACAAACCTCAATATCACAATGTCATACAATCAGGACTTGGCAGCCAACATCTGGAATACTTTGATGGTAGCAATGTGGCCAATTTCAGCCAATTGGTCAACACCTGTGTTGAATATGCCAACACAGAAACAGTAATTCTGATGAGTGACAAGGTGCGTCCAACACAAGAGCATGTGGATAAAACACTGAGCCTGCTGGAACAAGGCTATGCGTTTGTTGGTCTACAACTTTTTAGATTTTTTGCGTTTAAAAAACAGTTGTTCAGACAAATTGGCTGTATGGACGAAAGATATGTTGGTACTGGTCATGAGGACTATGACCTATATGTGCGTTTGATCGAACACAATCTACCATTTTGGATAGAAGAATCTGTACCCTGGGATCATAGACCTTCTTCTTGGGCTGACAGTCAGGGAGTTTATCGGGGTTATACACATTGGTGTACCAAATGGCTACACCACTGGGTTGAAGGTCAACCATTGCCTGTATGTCTCGAACGGACTATGGCTGAGGAATCATATGGCTATGATTTTGGCCCAGAGCAGCCGGTAAGTTTTTTATCGGGACGAGACTGTTTCTATACTACCAACTGGCCGCATGTTGGGGCTTTTCTAGCTATGGATATAGTATCTGGCACTAACCTACGCTATAATAGGATCCAACCCAGTCTGCAGATTGGAAAATAAAATGAGAAAACCACTAATACCATTTTGGATGATGCCCGGCTCATGGGGTCTCAGGGGCAAGACTCGTGAGATAGCACAGGCGGAATATGAACTAAGGCAAGGCGATCTAGAGAAAAAACTGCTGGAGATAAACTATCGAGATGATCCTAAAGAATTGGCTCGCAGACAGTTGGAACTCAGTCGCAAACTCCGTGAAATATCTGATATAGTCTATGATCAACACAAATTACGTTTGGAAATAGATGACCAAACCACATTGGAATTGGCTGAACTTGACCTGCTGCTGAAGCATGAAAAATTAACCAAATTGGAATATGATCGCAAGCGTGCAGATATTCTCAAGGAACCCTGGGTCAGTATGCCTGTGATCAATTGGGATCCATTGACCAGTAGTCGAACTTATTTTCAATTGGAATATAACGAGTATTTCTATCCGCATCTTTTGGCCAACGGCTATGAAGGCGAAGAAGATACAGTGATCAACAACTGGTTGAATGACATCTGCATCAGCATTGCCGAAGAGATTAATGGCATGGAAGCAGATCTCATCACTCCCACAAGGCGTGCAGATCCCCTAGACAATTGACATCTTGACAGTCATCCTGGTTGCCGTATAATAAAACTGCAGCAACCTAAACGGATTAAAAATGTCACAGACCTACATTGTCATCGACACTCAAAATTTATTTCTCAGGGTTCGACATGGAGTCCGTGCTCCTGATGCTGAACAGCAGTTGGCTCTGGCACTGCATATCATATTCAACAGCATTAAAAAAGTTTGGAATCAATTTGATGCTGCACACACGGTGTTTTGTTTAGAAGGTCGCAGTTGGCGCAAGGATATTTATGCACCATACAAGGCCAATCGCAAGGCAGCAGCAATCAAACGTACTCCTCGTGAGGTTGAAGAAGACACGATATTTTTTGAAGTGATGGACGAATTCATCAATTTCATTAAGAATCAAACCAACTGCACAGTACTGCGCCATGCTGAAGCAGAAGCAGATGACATGATTGCACGTTGGATTGGTCTACATCCGCAGGACTCGCACATCATTATCAGCAGTGACAGTGATTTCCAACAGTTAGTGGCCGACAATGTGATGATCTTCAACGGTATATCCGGCTTGCTCTATACCAAACTTGGCATCTATGACAAGGACGGCAAGATTGCTAAAAACAAGCATGGAGAAGAATTGCCAGTGCCTAACCCCGAATGGCTGCTGTTTGAAAAATGCATGCGCGGTGATGACAGTGACAATGTCATGAGCGCTTTCCCAGGTGTACGCAGCAAGAAACTCCAGGAGGCTTATGAGGATCGCAACAACAGGGGCTTTGCTTGGAATAATCTCATGCTCAGCAAATGGAGTGATCATGAAGGTGTTGAACATCGTGTGAGAGATGATTTCGAACGCAATAAACTGCTGATTGATCTCAGCATGCAGCCAGCAGATCTTGTGGAAAAGTTTGATGAGACCATACGTGCTAGCATTGTTACTGAAATACGCAAGCAGGTTGGATTGTCTTTGATCAAATTCTGCAACAGACATGGTCTAATAAAGATAGAAAAAAACAGCGGAGAATACAGCAGTTGTTTCAGTGCGGTCTATACTGGTAATCTCCTGCAGACCCAAGATCAAGGAGAATAGCAGCATGGCGGTTAGATACAGTTTAAAACCTCTAGGCGATCAGTGTTGGCTATTGACTGGTGATGGGGATCGTATTGGCCTTGTGAATAAGATCAACGGCGAAATAAACGTAATAGGTCGATTAGAACCCAAGCACTATGCAGATCTTGCTGCATTGGAAACTAGACTGGGGGGTAGGTTAGAAATAGAAGCCATGACAGTGAACATACGTGAACCCGAGTTGGGCAACATTGATGGATATCCTGTTAAGCACAACACATTTTTTGATTCCAGTATGGATCCTGTACCAAACTACGCTAGAACTGCCAAGGGTCGGGATAGATATGCAGCGGGTTATTATGCATTGCGTTTCCCGCAGGGATGGACACACAGTTTCTGTCCAAGGTTAAACACACTAGGCGATTATGAACATGCTGGTCCTTTCAAAAACAAATTGGAGATGCAGCATTATATCACAACCAAAAACAAGGAAAAGACAATATGAGTACATCGGCATTGGAGGTATTTGTCAAAAAGTATCAAACTGCAAGATCCTACAACAGCAAGGAGATACGTCTCAGCATACAAGATGCTGAAGAACTGGCCACGTCAATTGCGTTGGTGTTGTCTAGTGTCAACTCACTCAGTGCCAAAGTCATTCATCTGCAGGATAAACTATTGGCAGACAAGAATGAGATTGATCTATCGGGTGGCAGTTTCACCTAGGAATCAACACAGGGGGCATGTCATGACAGATTTGTACAAGTCTATCCGCGACCCGCTGCTGTCTATGGTGATAGACACAGTTGGCCATTTTGATCTATCACGAGGTCCTTGGATAGCAGGAGGCTGTCCTCGTAGACTATGGCAGGGTATGTCGTGGATCAATAATGATGTAGATTGTTTCTTCAGCAACCAGCAAGACCTTGCTGAGGCACAGACACGACTGCAGGCCGTTTATCAACAGCAATATGATGAATGGACCAACAAACTGGTTAGCTTGGAGATTTCCAGTTGGCAGACCAGAAATGCCTGGACCTATAAGATATACATAGCAGGAGAATTGATACAAATACAATTGGTCAAATCGTTGAACCCCAGTCTAGTAGATTTATGGAATAGTTTTGATTTCACTGTGTGTAAATTTGCCACAGATGGCCATACAGTGGTGGCCGATGCTACAGCCGTGACAGATGTTGACAGCCGTAGGCTGCGAAAGAACTTTGGTTATGGAAAAATCAAATTTAATCGAGTAATCAAATACGGTTTTTATGGGTTTGATTCTGATGCTGATATTTTAGCCGAGTTGCTGCAGCAGTACCAACACCAAACAATTGACAAGACTGATGATATCTATGTATAAATTTCTAGAAGAAACACGAGTTTTTAGCCAACTGACCGGTGGTTGTTATTATGCAGATGTTGGCCGGGAGAAATACGTCTGCATAGGTGGTATTGTCCTGCCCTACCGTATAGGAGTCAACATGATGATCTGGGTCATGGCTAAGTCTACATCATACCATCATCTGTTAGATGTTGCTGATATACAGCAGATTATCACAATGAATCCGGAGAGTTTTAGTAGGCCAAATTACGGAAACAAACCACAAGACCGTGCGTTCACGTGCTGGGATATTTTCAATAAAATAGAGACCATTATGCGCAATTGGAGCATGGAAGAATTCGACAAGTTTGTGCCCTGCACTGAGTGATAATTGGCTCATGCCATAAATATGAGCGGAGAACAATGCATGAGCCGACCAAAACCCGCAATACTCTTGGATTATACAGACAGCAGTACCTATAAGAGCGAACAGGTTCTGCAGGCGGTTGGTATTTATGCAGTATTTTACCATAATCAACCAATCAACCTACGCAGCCTTAACAAATTACTGGATTATCCTGGACCAAAATACCGCAAGGTAAGTTTTGCCAACCCAGGACATGCATTCAATCTAGCCGAAAAACTCAACAAACTTTTTAAAACAGACGGTTTCAAAGTGTACCTGTTAACAAATGGCGAGATTATCACTGAAAAAACCAAATGATCTCATAGAGTTGCCGCAAGGCTACCAAAATCAAAAAGATCTTGTGGCACTGTTGTTATCAAACCCTGTAGTGGTCAAAACATGGCAAGGGCAGTATGGCAGCACACTGCCTGATGACGCAGCAGGTTTTGTAAAGATATTTTTTATGAAAAACAGCTGGCAACTCTCTTTTGTTGGAGTCATGGCCTTTTCACAGATCTTTACCTACTGGAGTGTGCAGCATCCGGACAATGTGGCTCTAACTGGTCGTGTATTGGTCAATATGAGCAAGATCACCAATGGCCCGTGGTACAGTCAAGGTCGTCATATCTGTGTATGGAGCCAAAACACGCATTTCGAACTGCTGATGTTTGACGGCAGCATCAAAAGGTTTGTGGAATTTTATATGGTGAAATAACCATTGGCAACCGTCGAACCATGTGATTTTTCAACGGCATCTTGTGAAAAATTTCTGTTGACATGCATGTTGCCATATGCTATTTTCCTATTATAACTTAACCAAACAAAGGACTAAATGATATGGCTTCTGCAACACGTAATAAAATGCTGGAAATCAGCACCATTAACCCCAGTCGGTTGAAGTTGGCAATTCAACATAGTATTGCCCGAAAGCGTCCGCTATTTATCTGGGGTCAGCCTGGCATCGGCAAGAGTGAACTGGTAGCCGAAGTGGCACGCTCACAAAACCGTCCGTTGATTGACATCCGTTTGCCTCTGATGGAACCCACTGACATTCGAGGTATTCCCTATCTCGCTGAAGTTAAAGTTTATGACAGCAGTGGCAAAATTGTGCGCGATGAGCACAACGTTCCTATCATGGACAAGGAATTCCGTTGGAGCACTCCCAGTGACTTGCCAACTGACGAAGCCAGCCGTGCACTGGTGTTTTTTGATGAGATGAGCGCAGCACCTCCCAGTGTGCAGGCAGCCACATATCAGATCATTCTCAATCGTCGCATCGGCAACTATGAACTGCCGCAAGATGTGGTGATCGTTGCCGCTGGCAACCGTGTAAAGGACAAGGGTGTAGCCTACAACATGCCCATGCCGTTGGCCAACCGTTTTACACATCTCACTTTGGAAGTTGATGCTGAAGATTGGCACGAATGGGCTACACTGAATCGTGTGCACAAGGATGTCGTCGGTTACATCAAATTTCAACCTGGTGATTTGAACAGTTTCAATCCCAGTGTGGACGGATATGCTTTTGCTACACCGCGCAGTTGGTATTTTACCAGTGAACTGCTGCAGGAAACTGATGATACTGGGGCTATGGTGGACACAGCACTGCCTGCAGATGTGCTGGGCGACATGATCAAAGGCACTATCGGTGAAGGCATTGGTATCAAGTTCCTCAGTTATCGCAAACAGGCTGTAAACCTCCCGCATGCCAAAGACGTGCTGAGCGGCAAGGTCAAAAAGTTGAATACCAAACAGATTGACGTGATGTATGCGCTGACCACTGCATTGTGCTATGAACTGCGCGATGCCAGTGAGCGCGCTGAGAAAGCCAGTCGCAGTGGCGATCAAACAGCAACAGTGGAGTTTCACAAGCAAGTTGACACGTTCTTCCGGTTTATCATGGACAATTTTGAAGATGAGTTGGCAGTAATGGCCAGCAAAACCATTCTTGGTACCTACAAGTTGCCCATCAAAGCACCATTGTTGAGCAATTGGACCGAATTTGTAAAGGCCTACGGCGATCTACTGCCCAACGCCTAAGTGCAGCAGAGGCCAACTTCAGCAGCGGGATTCAACTCCCGCTGCTTTTCTATCGGTGTCAACTGTGTAATGTGGGATAATGGTCTTTGACTAGACATCTAAAACGTTGACTGTTGAGTTTTTCATGCTACAATCCAGTTATAAACTTTTTTGAGGAAATCATGGCACAAGTCCCGTTAGCAACCAAACGCAGTCCTGTTGAGACCAAACTGAAACAGGCCAAACTCAAACTGCTGTTTAATCAGCCTTTTTTTGGCACGTTGATCATGCACCTGCCATTGGTTGATGTTACCGATGCAGGATGGTGTCCCACTGCCGCAGTAGATGGACGTTATATCTACTACAATCGAGATTTTTTTGAAAAATTGAATGTGGATGAGATTCAATTTGTGTTGTGTCATGAACTGTTGCATGTGGCGTTTGATCATCTAGGGCGTCGAAGCCACAGAGACGCCAAGTGGTGGAACATGGCCAATGACTATGTGATCAATGCTGCATTGATTCGTGATAGAATTGGCAAAATGCCCACCGAACGTGTCAAGGTAGAAGACATTGACGACAGCGGTAAGAAAACCACTTCGCAGCGTATTGGATTGTATGATGAAAAATATCTTGGTTGGACATCAGAAGCAGTTTATGACGATCTAGAAAAGCGCAAGGTGAAAAAAGAGTTGACCTTGGATGTGCATCTCGAGTTGGGCAAAGATGGCAAAGGTGGCAAAGATCAAGGTCAGGGCACTGATGATAAATTTAAGATACCGGGGCTAACAGAAGAAGAAATGAAAGCAGTGCGTGAAGAAATCAAAAGCAAGATTCTTCAAGCGGCTAATGCAGCAGCTGGCAGGATGCCCGTTGGGCTACAACGTCTGATCGACGAATTGGTAGAAAGCCGCGTGAATTGGCGAGACCTCCTGCAGCAGAGCATTCAAAGTTGTTTGGTAGACGATTTTACTTTTGCCAAACCCAATCGACGTCACATGTATGGTGGCATTTTCATGCCCACGCTCAAAAAAGACGAGACGATCGATATCCAGATTGCCATCGACATGAGCGGTTCGATCTCAAATGACATGGCCAATGATTTTCTCAGCGAAGTCTATGGCATCATGCAACTCTATAATGAATTCAACATTGGTGTGCTTTGCTTTGACACCAAAGTCTACAACTATAGAACCTTTACCAAAGATACCGAAGACGAACTGTTGAAATATGAATGCAAGGGCGGTGGCGGGACCAACTTTGAAGCATTCTGGAACCACTGGAAAGATCATCATATTGAACCAAAACTAGCGGTGGTTTTCACCGATGGCTATCCATCAGGCACATGGGGTCCCAGCAATTTTTGCGATACTTTATGGGTGATCACAGAAGGCTTCAAGACTCGTGTAAAACCGCCGTTTGGCAGATGGGCGTATTATGAACACGGCAAGGGTGTTGAAGAACAGGGACAGGCATAGCTAGCCGTCACAGGCTGCACAGAAGTTGACATGCACATAAACGACTCTTAATAATGTGTGCATGTCAACACCTGGTGATTTCAACTCGCAATTGGCCGACCTTGCTGTGCTATTGGCTGGCAAGGTAGCTGAACGACTGGCTTTTTGGTCCAAAGACATGGAGCCCAGTGAACGTCGACGCATCTTAGACATGATAGAGGGTCAACTGCCTGATATCATTAGCAACAGCATTGCCAAAGCACCCAGCCTACACAGTGCCAGCGGCGTTGACTATTTTCAACAACATCTTGAAGATTATGCAGATGCATATGCAAAAAAATTCATTGGTCGGGTGTAGAGTCAATTGAACGATGATGCTGCGCTGAGAATTGTGAAACTGTCCTTTCCGAGAAGCCGACTGTTTACCACACCAAAGACCAATGTCGATACATGGATTACCATGCTGGAACAACTGTTATCATGCAACTATGATAACTATACAGTGACAGTCAAAAAAGACCATTTCAAAAGCAGCACTGATGTTGAGATTGAATTTGCCAGTCAAGACGATGCTGTATGGTTTAGGTTGTCACAGAGAGATTAGGAGACCTGTAATGCCAAAAGAATGGTGGGAAGACGATCATGCTGAAGAGCATGACAGTGATCAGTCAACTGCTCAATCGAGCAGCCATGACCATGCTGATGATGTCTATGATCAACACGGTGACGATTAACTGAGGATTAATCATGTGCCAGTTGCATAGGTCCAAATAAACTATGCAACTGGCACATACCACTACCAGTTTATCTGTTGTTGTGATCATCCATAATTTTCTGTAAATATTGTGCAACGCAATAATTAACAGGAGTTGTTATGATAGAAATGCTGGCCAATATGATGGCATCGATAAACAAAGTGCTATGGTCCTTGCGTTGGGCAACCTCGCAGGATGATGTCATATCCTTTTTTGAAACTGAATACAAAAAGGATGCACAGTGCGCTTATGAACACTGGCTATCCACACAGAGAGTGGATTTTAAATCTTGATCTAGTGGCCATGGTGATAGATTGACGCCGGATTTGGTCCACCTTATTATTTGATATGAATATAAGGATTGAACATGACCGTAGACCTCAACAGATACACAGAATTTGTCGCTGAGATTACCAGTACCGAAAGTCAGGACCTTACTGCGTTTATGAACCGTTTGGATCGTGTAGATGGCAATTTTGAAGCCTATGGTACTGCGGGGGAGATGCAGCACGGACCGGATGTCAACGTACCACTGTTGTTGACTGCTGCACTGGGCATGGCAGCGGAAACTGGCGAATTCTGTGAGATTCCCAAGAAAGTCTTTTTCCAAGGCAAGAATCTAGATGATGCGGCATTATTCCACATGAAGAGAGAACTTGGTGATGTTGCATTCTATTGGATCAATGCGTGTCGTGCCATTGGGGTCAACCCCAACGATGTAATTGAAGAGAACATTCGAAAATTGGAAGCTCGCTATCCAGGCGGTAAATTTACAGTCGAGCGTTCTGAAAATAGAGTTGAGGGAGATATATAATGACTATTGAACTTTATAAGGAAAATAGAAAAATTATCACTGAAAAACACGGAGAGGGTGAAGTTGATCTCACCGTTGGCAAGTGCGCAACTGCTATTAATCTTGGTCATCAGGTGTCTAAAAAAAGCATAGATCTGTCAACATCGGTGAAGCCACAGATCAAAGGTTAAACCTGGTGATCTCAAAGCAGTTGACAATCTCCTGCTGTGTGTTATAATGACATACATGATGTCTAGGAGCGACTGCAATGGATAACACCATAGCCAATCTTGATCACTCTGTGCCGGGATTTGACGGGCTTTACATGCAGGTTCTCAACTTCCTTCATTATGAAGTAGATACTGCTGCTCTCAAACGTGAATTAGTTGCCTATGCAGATGTAGTTGGGATGACAGATATTGCAGAACAGATTCCTGCAGCACAGATCTCAGCAGAAGGAAAAATAGCCTATTGCATGAATCGAGGTGCTAGACTGCGGCCCAGCAGCATTGACAAGGTGCGGAGGACTCTAGAAGATTGGAAAGTTCGCAGTCTTGGTGAAGTGGATTTTGATTGGGACGCAATTGCCACTTCATCTCAGGGCAAGAAAGTTCAACACTATGTTGACTGCTACAGTCAAATTGACAATGCCAAAGCCAAAGTTCTCTCTGGAAAAATCAGCACACGAGAGTTGGCCGCACTGGTACGAAAGATAGTGGCTGCTAGAGACGGCGGCAAACCCTGGGTTACCAAACAACTGCTGGAGCACTACAGGACTGCACTGCAGGAAGCCAAGCAGGATGCTGCAGTTGCTCATTGGGTAAAACCTCTGTCAACCATAGCCGATACTCTTGGTCTGTTGGTCAACAATCGCGCTGGTATCAAAACCAGTGCTAAAAATGCCCGTGTACGCAAGTTGACCAATACTCTAGAACAAAGCGATCGCAACGGGGAAAAAGCCGCTGCCAAGGTTACCTACAAGGATCAAGACACTGCGCTGGGCATCAACAGTGTGGATCCTACCAATCTCGTTGGCGCAGCAGCAGCAGTGATCTACAACACCAAAACGCGACATTGTGAGGTATATTTTGCAGAACCTGGCAAACGACTCAGTGTTCAAGGTTCTCGCATAACCAATTACGACAATGCCAAGAGCCTTGGTAAAATTCTGCGCAATCCAGATACTGATTTGCCCCACTGGAATCGCGCTGCTAACATTCGTAGGTTGGAAGTATTGTTGGCCAATACCAACGGCAAAAATTGGGCACTGCTGGGCAAGTTCAACCGCAACACTATGGTACTTAAAGTCCTATGACCTAGTCCTTGACCACACCGACTAGTATCTTACTGCCCGGCGGATTTATGGCTTTGTTTCGAAAGTCCAATACATTATGCAAGTTGCGTATCAATACCAATTTTTTGAATGGTTCCATCATAAGTTGTTCAGTAGTTTGATCGTCTATGTCAGCTGTCGAAGATCGCAATGTGGTCAACTGCGGGTTGTCCACCCAGGTTTTAGCCAGTAAGGGCATTAGTTCTTCTGGAGTTTTGGCTGTGGCTAGAATATAGTTAGCTATGTCAAGACGTGCTAGGCTGCTGAGTCTAAACATGGCCATCAGGTTATTGTCACTGTTGGATGAATACCCAGCACTGGGTATCCAAATACCGTGGTTGGTACGTGCCACATAGTCTGTGGTGATTTTTCTAATGACCTGTTGATCGGAATAGTTTTTCATGCCTTCGATCAACCATAGGCTATTTTGATCAAAAACCATTACACAGCCTGTGACTTTGAGGTCGCGCAGCACAGATACTGCAGCTGCAACGTTGGGCTGTGACAGAGCTGCTTTCAATCTTTGGCCATTTTTGCTTTGATGCTCTGAGACAGTTGGATGACCCGTGGTCATTGGAGTAAGGCTGCTGCTGATGATGCTGACTCCGTGAGAATTCATTCCTTCAGTCCAGCCAGTTTGTTCATCCATCAAGGTCACACATTCAATACCATTTGTCTGCAGACGAACTAGTTGAGTTTTGGTATCTACAGGTCGATCACGGTTTTTCACACCAACCCAACCAATTTTAGGAAATTTTTTTGCTATAATGGTGCACATGCGATATTTATTATTTTTTTCACGGTTTGTGACCATCAAAAACTTTTGACATTGTCAATGTCCTGTGTTACAAACAACCAACAACAGGGCAGTGTCATGCATTATTCATCTCATATCCAGCAATATCTAGATGCTATTAAAGGCTGTGATGCATTCTTTGTAGCCGAAAGAGAACACTTTAAGATCATCAACTACATTAGTATGGGCAACGATGTATTCCCAAACCCTGCTTCTGCACCAGATGCTGAGACTGCTGCCCACTGGCATCTTCGTCGTCAGTGTCGTGGTTTGATTTTTGACCACCATGGCAATGTGATCTCTCTTCCGATACATAAATTTTTCAATGCCATGGAAAGAGATGAAACGCAGATTCATTGCATTGATCTAAATGAACCACATGTTATTCTTGATAAGTGTGATGGATCGATGGTTCGTCCGATTCCCATTGGCGACGACTATCGCCTTGGTACCAAGATGGGCATGACAGAAGTTGCTATGCAGGCTGAGGTCTGGGTGGCTCAGCGGCCCAACTATGACGAATTTATACGCCTGCATCTTGAGCGTGGACAAACGCCTATATTTGAATGGTGCAGCCGCAAGCAGCGCATAGTCATTGATTATCCTGTGGATCGCTTGGTGCTGATTGCCATTCGTGATTTGGCCACTGGCCAATATAAGAGTTATCAGCAGATGCTGACCTATGGTGCTGCCTACGACGTAGAAGTGGTACGTGCTTACGATGGCACGGCTGAAAACATGCGGGCATTGGTTGAAGAGACTCGTGTGCTGCAAAACCAGGAGGGTTGGATCATACGCTTTGATGATGGTAGAATGATCAAGATCAAAGCGGAGGACTATTGTATAAGGCATTCTGCCAAAGACAGCATCATGATGGAAAAGAATACGATTGGTTTGATGTTGACTGAAAAACTAGATGACATAAAACCTGTGCTGGACAATGACACTCGCAGTCAACTGGAAAAGTATGAAACAGCGTTCTGGAAGGGCATTTCAGACTCTGAAAAGATCTGGAGCACTGTGAACAATAGCTGTCGTGGGATTTACGGCACTGATCGCAAGGCGTTTGCACTATCAGACATGGCTAAAGTCATGGACGGTAATCTAAAATCGGCAATTTTCCGGGCCTGGGATGTTGAGAATTTTGATTGGCGTCAAGCGGTGCTGGATGTGGTTGCCAAGCACATTGGTAGCCAAAACAGAGTTGATGCCGTTCGTGCTCTGTGGGGTGGTGCTCATTTCTCACTCAATCAGCCAGATGAGTAGTGTGATCAATCTTCCATATCCACGGTTGACAGTCAATTCGCAGATGTTATTTTGTAGTTTCACAGGATTATCAAATGAAAATCAAAACTCAGTATGATGTTGGACATGTATTTTACCTTCCTAGGGTGGTTACACGGTATGAAAAAGACATCATTCAGCACCCAGATGCCGATGGCAACACAGTTAACTATTATCGAGATGTGGCAACACTAGAACCAACTATAAGACATAAAATTGTAACGCGCATTGAGATCACTGTTACAGCTGACAGGGTTGACATCAACTACTGGGCCAAAAATGCCAATGAAGATTCCAGTCTTATAGATCAGAACTACCAAGAGGATGAATTGGACATTACCGATTCCAAAATTGCCTGGGAATTCGCTAGACGTTGGTGTCGCGAGGAGAAGTGTGTGTATTTTGGGAGACAAGAATACGATGACCCTGCACATGTCTCATAAGATGTTCAGCATGCTTTTTTGGATAAGAACCTGGATCAAGAGTTTTGTTGTGCCATGTAGGTTGACCTGGCACGACACCGATCCAGAAATAGCTCGGCAGTTGTCTCGCAGAGTCAAAATGAAACTCATAGCAGATCAACTAACAGAGCCTGAATCACTGCTGTTTCATACATTACTCCTCACAGATGATTGGTGTGGTCCCTCCGTTTTTGTCTGGGGACAACTGGGATCTGACGCTTTTCATTGTGAATATTGTGAGATCACTGCATGGACTTAGTAGTCGTTGAGAATTATCACTGCAAGTGAACCCTGTTTTCCTTTAGGTTAACAGACTTCCGCTTGAAAGATTAAATAACATTATGACAAAGAGAATCTTTGAATCTAGCCCCGATACCCTGATAGGAAGTTTTACACCAGATTTAGTGCTGAGCAAATTGTGGTTGATACGAGAAGTCAGTCGAATTAATCGCAGTTTTGCAACCATTTATATACTGGGATCATGGTACGGTAATCTCAGCATACTGCTTCTGCAACAGCATGATATCACATTCGATCGGATCGCCAATGTTGATACTAATGTTTATAAACTGGACACCGGATATCGTCTAGCCCAGCGTTTAGATATTGACCACAAGATCATTCCTGTAGCCAAAGATGCCAATACTCTTACCTACAGCATGATGAAAAGCCCTGGGTTAGTCATCAACACCAGTGCAGGCAATATGCAAAACTCCGGATGGTTTGCCAATATTCCTCCTGGAACACTGGTGGCCATACAGGGTCGCGATCCAGATCCCGGTGCTGTTTATCAATTCAACAGCACGGATGAATTGGAAGATGCTTTTTTTATGGACAGGATATTATATCGAGGACAGTTATCACTGACAGACCCTGAAACTGCCTACACAAGACACATGCTGATTGGCATCAGATAGATGAGACCTTTTTTTTAGATTGGTGATAAATAACGTTAGGAACACAACGGCTGTCAGGGGTGATTAACATGTCCAAGCTGCTCAAGAAGCTATGTTTTTCGTTTGCTGTATTTGTTGCCTTTTATGTCTCTGGACATTTTGCCATGTATCTAGAAAGTTTTAATGAAAATGTCTTGGCAAGTTCGGCCTTGTTTGGAGCAAGTTTTGCCAGTTTGGTAGGTGGCGGATTTAAATTATGGCATGATTTATGAATCCTGCGCCTGGTAAAAATTGATGCTGTGGTTTTAATTTTGGAGATTTCGTGTTTTGGGATCGACACTTGTGTTGAATGCGGATTACACTCCATTGAGCATTATTCCTATATCATCAATTTCTTGGAAAGATGCTATTAAAATATCATTTTTAGGACATGCAACTGCAATAGAATACTATACAGACTGGAAAATACGCAGTCCCAGTACTACCATTGATGTTCCTGCAGTTATGGTATCAAACACCTATATTAAGAAAAAACATGGGGTAAGGTTTTCAAGATATAATCTGTTGCTGCGTGACGGATTTACCTGCCAGTATTGTAGCAAGAAACTCAACACATTTGACCTTACAGTTGATCATGTGATTCCTCGTGCCAGGGGTGGCACCACCCGTTGGGAAAATATTGTGTGCTGCTGCTATGTGTGCAACAGTATCAAGGGGCACAAAACACACATGCGTCCAAATAACAAACCAATAAAACCGGACTATTATCAACTGTTGGATTATGCTCGACGTACTCCAATTAAGATTCCTAGTGAAACATGGATAAAATATCTCAACTGGGATGAATCTGTGATCACAGTGGTCAAAACCGAGCAATCTAAAATTGACATCTAGATCTGCGATCTACAACAATAGTGTAGAATAATAGGAGAATTTTTCTATGAGCAGCACAGTAACATCTGAATCGCCATCTTCACCACCAAATGTGTCCCTGCAGGATCTGCAGAATCTATTGATTGTGATTGATTTGGCAACTAGCCGGGGTGCATTTCGCGGTAACGAAATTAGCCAGATTGGTGCATTGTTTGATAAGTTGTCGCTTTTCCTAGAAAGCGTTGCACCTAAACCAGCTGAAAACAACACGCAGCCTGGGGCTCAACCAGCGCAGCAGATGCCACCACAGGTACAGCAGATGCCACCACAGGTACAGCAGATGCCACCACAGGTACAGCAGATGCCACACCCAAACCCAGTTATGCCTATGACTCCACCATTTGCTCCAAAGATAGGTATTTGAAATGAGCGACATGACAGGAATGGTCAAGCATGTTGGTATGCTAAACAACACTGGCAAAAATGTTGTAGTAGTATACATGCAACTGCCTGGCGATCCAAACCATGCATTGGTCGTTGATACAGATGCTCTGCCTGACAACTACAATGACAGCCTGCGTCGTGTAGTTGAAAGCACAGAGGGTCAACAAAGCCAAAACCTTGCAGATGTGTTGGCACGCCGTATGAGCCCAGACGGCAGTAATACTACACTGTTGAACAAGTTCCATTCGGCTGGACGTCTGCAGAAAGTGCCAACTAGTTTGGTCACTATGACACCCCGCAAGGGTCTACGGTGGCCTTTGTCAGAGGTCATCAATGCTATGGATAAAATGAATGAAAACACTCCGGTTGGTTTTGATGATTTAGATCCGGAAACTCGCGCAAGTTTGGCTGCAGATCTCAAGAAGTTTAACGTACATGCCAACAACATGGACGGTGAATCTCGTGCTGATCGCAAGGATGAGGCTGTGGGTCTCATCCGGCAGGCAGAGTTGTTGGAATCTGATGCACAAAAGATGCGCGAGCGTGCTTATCGTATGGATCCGGCACTGATGAAAAAACAAAGCAAGTCTAAATCTACAGCAACAGAAGATTTGTTGGTGGGGTTAGACAAGGAAAAGGCAGCAGAATCTAACCAACCTGCAGTCAAAAAGCCAAGATCTCCTAGGAAACCCAAGGCATCTTGATATCTATGACACCTACTAGACAGATCATATTGGATGAAATTGCGGCCGAACGTAGACGTCAATATGATCTGCCTGGTAGTGAATTTGATCAAAAACACACAATCAATGACTGGATTGCAATATCTAGCCAATATCTCACTAGATGTGTTGCACGAAAGCATATGAAATTAGATTATCAAGAGCAGAGACAATCGCTTATAAAGGCCGCAGCAGTAATACTTGCTTCTATCGAACACCTAGATAGAAAAACGTTCACCTCTGAACAATCATAGATTGTCAACTATCAAAAGTTAGCTGTGAATCAGGTTGACTAGCCTCGCTGTTGCAGACATAATATGGTATGAAAAACTGTCGTCTCATAGCCATTACCAAACCTACGATTACAGAATGCACCACAGCTGAAGAGCTGGTAGCATATTGTGCAAGGGTATCAAATCCTACCAACCAGCAGAATCACAGCACCAGTGCCAAACTGATACGTTATCTTATAAGCCACGCACACTGGTCGCCATTAGAAATGGTTCAATTGGTCATTGAGATCAACACCACTCGTGACATTGCTCG